TTGAAATATTTTAAAGCTCGATTGGAGATATTTACATATCCTTCCATGATTTGCTTGACGGTGTTCTCCGCTTTGGGAAGTTCGTATTCCCTTGCCAGCGCACGAGCGATTGCGATCTTCAGTCCCTTGTGCTTGTTCCATGGATCAATGGGATTGCAGATGGAATAACCATAGCAAACCTCATTCTTATCCCGTAGAGCAACGACGACCCCACGGGGTTGTCCCTTCTTGTTTCTAATGTATCGAATTAGCGTGTGTTCCATTGTCTTTGTAGTGTATTCTAGTTTTTAATCGTGATTAGTTCCGGCCAGTAAAGTAAAGGTTTTGATCCAGACTTCAACGTGTTGCCGATAGTCAAATGAAGTCCTCGATATCCTTCACTGTCCACAATGTTAAGCTCCTTTTTAATTTTGTCAATAGCTTCCGAATAGACTTTCAGATAAAACATGATGAATCCCTTGGTGTATCCACCCTGAATGAGATAGGGATCGTATCCAAATTCAATCTCTTCTCCATCATAGTATTCAGCACGTTGCCAGTTGACTTTTTTGTGTTTGGATGCCAATGCAATTGAAATGTGTGCGCCATGAAGGGGTTTCTGTAATCTGATCCAATACTCCCGCGAAATGAGCCATTCATAGAAATCCAAAATTCCCGATCCTGTATCAACGACAATACGGGATTTCTTGGACTCTACCTTGATGGTTCCTCTCGCTTTCAACATGGGGAGATTATGTGCTAGTTTTTAAGTCTTCAGCCCACCACGGTTTATTGCGTTTCCATGCATGTAAATGTCTTTTATCATATTGAACATATCTAACGTATTTTTCAGTAGCATGTAGCGATTCAAATTCTGGCAGTGTCCGACAAATGCTATCCTCCGATATGGCGATGGCAAATGGTGTCAGGTCAAACGAATCAAATCCTAACTTGAATACATTATCCTCACACCAATCCAGAACTGCCTGAGACTTGTGAATCTTCCCATAACGTGCTGTATATTCGTCTGAAATAGCGTGAGCATGTGCGATCAACCATTGAAAATTGTCATAACTTGCGCGTGTCCAAAGACTTGATGGGTGATTTTTATGACTAGGCTTATATGGAGCTTGGATACCTTGTTCATGATACGCTGTGCATAGGAGTTGACACGATTCTAACAACATTTTAACACAGTGGGAATTTACCAACCATCTGGCAGATTGATCGGGGTCGGATGAAGTACTAAAAATATTCATACGCTGATCGTAACCTAGTTTTTAATGGACACCTCTTTAAACGTTTTTAAGATAGTCGATCATATCCACAATATCTATGCGGTCAAGATTAATATGTATTACATTCTTGCTGCCAAACAAAGCTTGCCAAGCTTCTTTCATTCTGCTTTGAAAAGAAGACGTTCGCCGCGATTCTATGGCAACAACCAGCCAATTCTCATCGAAAGATTTTAGCCAGAGGGTTTTGTTGTGTCTATGGAAATTTTTAGTCATATTATTGTTCTACGGTATGATATTTTACTTCTTTTGTTTGTAGTTTTTTAATCCAGACTTCCGCTTCCTCTTTGCTGTGACCGAGGTATCTGGAGTTTTTCCACCACCATAAAACTTTGCCTTGAACCATAAAGGTGCTGACATCATGACCATTAATTGTTTCTTTTATTCTGTATTTCATATTATATTAGAGTTGCACCAACTGGAAGTGATGGACAAACGTGGTGTTGCCACCATTCACTGCCATCATATTCACCACGATCACTCCATGTGCCATCGGTGTACCAAATTGTTCCATGCAATTCTTGATGTCCATAACCATCGCTATACACAAAGTTTAGACGTGGCAGCACCTGTTCAAGTGTGCCTTCAATGTTTTCGGTCCTGTCCCAATCAAGTTCATGGGAAATTTGCACATACTTCACGGTACGACTTCCAATGTGTTTTAGTAATTCTTGTGCAGCATTCATATTTTTTTAGGTTGGTTGTTTTAATAATTCTTTCGCCTTTTGCTCCAACGCTTCCCTACAATAGTTATACGTTCCATCTGAACGCTTACCAGTTGCAACAAGACTCACAAAATTTTCAAGTGTCTGAATTCTCAGCAGTTGATTAAGCCACTTCTCGTAGAAACATTCTTTAGGATTTGCTTTCATTTCTACGCTCATTGTATTCTAGTTTTTAAATAGAAAACCCCACCCATATTTCAGGGTGGGGTATTATTCTTAGAACGATGTCACACCATTCAAACGAATTTCGGTGGCTAGATCACGAACATCTATTGGATATTCTTTAACTGACGTAGAGTTTTGACGAGTCAAAACTTTAGCTCCATTTCCCAGAATATGAAAACGCCCATCAGGAAGTTGCACCATATTCACTTGGAACAATTTCGTCCGTTTACGCTGATCAGGGCTTCTAAGCCATGCCTTGTTTCGCCGCATTGTTCTCGTATCTGTTTTTTTATTGTTTGTCATATGTATTATTGTTTCGTGTTTTCGTTTTGGAGATAAGAATATTCAATTTCCCATTCCTTTCGGAGATTGGTAATTCGTTTCTCAAGCTTTTCAAGATTAACACCTGCTTCCTCAATGTCAAGCTCTGTATCGAAAGTATCCAGCTTGTGGAATGCGGTGTTCATCCATTTTTTGGTTTTCTCAACCTTTTCAATTAATTCTTGCATATCAATGATGATCAAATTTTGATGTTTCCTTCACGCTCATAATTTCCACGACTTCTTCCAATGTGAAGAAAGCGGTTCCGTTGTATGCCTTGGCGTTCTCCACCCCCACATCAAGCATCTTCCCAAAACCATTACCATCAGGATTGGCTTGTTTGAGATTGCCATGAGAATGACCGCAGATATGTGAATAATTTTTATTGCAGAATGGATAAATCAATGCTGCCATATGTCTAATATAGAACTGATCACGATCAATATCCAAAAGGAATTCATATCCCATTAAGGTAATGTTCGGGGTAATACGAATTGGATACAATTCACAATTCTGAAAACCTTCAGGTAGATGCTCTTGATAGAGTTGTTGAACACCAGAATCGTGATTACCCCTCACCATCAAGGTTTCACAGGGAAATGTCATCATGAAGTCCTTGATGCGTTCAGCACCCGCCGACAACCCAACATCGCCACAATGTATAATTAAAGAATTGGGTGATACCCTATCAATCTGATCCTGAATCCAATCATCATGATCTTCGGAATATTCAAATCCTCTCGGTTCCCACAAGAATGGTTTATCATGACCCCAATGGGTATCCGACATGAAGAGGATTTGATCGTAGTCCTTACGCTTTTTCTTAATTTTAATCATTTTCTAGCTTCCCTCCATTGGTTTAAGGCTGCGACCACATTTTCGTTCTCATTAAATATCCAAGTGTTGTTACATACAGATAGTTCTACAGCAAGTTTATCAGCAAGTTCGCGCTCTTGGCGAAGCTGTTCCTCAAGCTCTTGGATATACCCATTTCGGGAGATTGTCACACAGCCCATTTGTTTTACGTCTTTATTCATATTATTATTTTAAAAAGGTGACATTTTCAGAACGGTGTGCGCCCACCTTTTCAACATACGGGTTTGAGGAGTCGATGAGTTTCCACTTGCCGATTACTCAGCGTATAAAAAGTCCCCGAAGGGTCATCTGCCCGATCCCGCCAGTCTCCATTCTAAGTTAATAGTAGAGGGAGGTTCTGGCAATGTAGATATGCTGCCGATCATGTCATTGGAAATATTGTATTCTAGTTTTTAAGTTACCATACGCAACACACCTCGAAAAAATGCCTACATTCTGGACAATCGACTTCCAGATTATTGCTTCGTTCCGTGCCATGTTCAGGAATGTTCAACCACCCACGACCATCCCAAAAATCAGTTGCATCTATCAGATTGACAAATTTCCCACATTCAGGACATTCGCAATGAAGAGCGACTTCCCATTGAGCTTCTATTTTAGATGGTTGTTGTTTCATCTTTTCAATGCTTCTATGATATCGTCCATGCCCTGAATGATCTCCACGTTATTATCCCCATCCTCAATCACCAAACGAGGAACGGCACGAATACCATGTTTCTTAAACCATTCGATATTTTCGGGATTGGTGTAGTCCTTAATCTCCACCTCAAGTTTATCCTTTTCAATTCGGGCTTTGAGGGTGTAACAGGGTCCGCAAGTTGCGCTCGTGGCTAATAGAAATTTTTTGCTCATTGTGTATTATTCATTGTTAAAAAACATGGGGTGCATTCCCCAACATATGCTCCAATCTGATTGAAGTAAAAAAATTCTTCAGCTTCTTCGCTATCCATACCATCAGATTCCAATTTGGTGATAACCTTATCCTTGTTATAACAAACAATTGGCTCTTGTCCAAAACGTTCTACAATACCAACGATACAATCATCATAACCATCCATCGTGATAAATTCGTTTTCTTCGGAATCAAATCCAGCAAATAGGTCGATATCAGCATGTTGTTCAACCGCAAGCGTCTCTGGTGTTGTTTTTAGTAATTGTTCTAATTTCATAGATTTAGTAGCTTCTCCATTGATTTCTTCACCAGTTTATCATCCAAAGGCTTGTTGTCAAGCAACGAAAAACCAACCGGAATCATAAATCCGTCCCAATGCTCCTGAATAGCCATTGCTTGCTTCTTACGGGAGTCCAGCTTGGAGATGTATTCCATGGCGCGTTCAATGGTGTTGACGGAATGGATGAACTTGCCGTATGCTTCGGTGATTTTATGTATATCTTCATCCACCTTGAGGGCAATTTCGTAATCCATAGTATCTTCGATGAATTTTTTAAAATCCTCGTATTTATATGATCTTGGCGATTCCATGAATACATCCAAAACATTGGAAATGTTGCGAATTCCAGTCGCCAGTTTGTGAATTTTCAAATATAAATCTGCTTTGATCTTTTTCAAAGTCCCTTCATCCGGTGAATAGATGATTAATCCTTCTTTCCCCTCCCACATTTTAACATCGTTAATACATTCCTCCAATGATGTGTATTCATATGCTTCAGGGCGAGGAATATCCCACAGATTGCCAAGATAATCCATATGCTTTTGTGTTTCATAATTTAATGTCTGGTGGGAAATCATTCCCAACAGCGTTAGGGTCGGTTCTTCATGTTCCCGAAGACAAATGATATTTGTTGGTGTTGTCCACTCCACTAATATAGACCAATCCTCGGAATCCAGATGTTCGTTATCAAACACTTTCGGATACTTACCCATTAGGAAATCAATCTCATATCCGTTGGGTAGTGTTCTAACTGATTGGGTTCCACGTGTCCTCGTTATCAATTCCCCCTTATATTTTGAGATACAGAGGAGGCTACCGTCGATTTTCCTACGTGCAGTAAAATTCCACTCAGAATTCCAAGGTTGAAAATCAGGCTTCTCAAAAATATTGGTGAATTTTTTAAACCCCAAAGATACAACCCTGTGATCATTCTTAGTGATAATACATGAACGGAAATGAGCGTTGTCGTCAGTCCAATCTGTCCCCATTCCATTTGGAGTGATCAAATAACATTCATCCCCAGCAATGGTGACATCTTTAAATTTAAATTGTTCTGGATCGGGGAGTTCCATGGGATCAGTGTAATCTATTTTTTAAAATTTCTCATTTCCCTTCTCCAAATTTAGCCTTCAACTTTTCGTATTGCTCGCGCTCACGCCTTTCATCATCGATTTGGATTTTCTTTTCACGATTGATACGCGATTCATATTCAGCATCCGTTTCATCAATAAACCCCAAAAGATAGAGTTGTTTGTTATTCCAATCATAATCGACAGTAAAGCAAAGATTCTCGTATTGTGAGTATTTTTCCTTGAGACTTTTCAGATATTGAATGGCATCATCCAAAGAACCTTCTAGTTCCTCAAGATGATTCGATAAATTTTTTCTAACTTTAATTTTTTTCATATTCTAATTTTAAAATCTCCTCATCGTCAACTTGCTCCATCTTATACAGACTGTTCGCGGTTGTGATATAGGTTACTCCCTCGTTCTCTTCAAGCTTCATCACTTCAGATGTGTGCATGGTTCCCCGAATCACCACTCCATTACGATTCCAACGGTCAATGATGATAGCCTTTCCGACTTGGATTTCTCCAACGATTTCTCCCATGATCCAGTAATCCACGGGAGGGGACTTGCCTTCAAAAAATTGCCCCCATGTGCCACGTTCTTGGTCAATACGGTATTCCTCAACGGTGGAAGATTGTGTAACCTCACTGTCGGGATTAATGTCTATTTTTGTTAATTTAATCATAATTTTGTTCTAATGTTAATGTAATTATTGGGGAATTTGTATGTGCCATCCGTCTGTGCGTAGGCATGGTGGATGTTTGATAATAATATTGATTTCATTTATTTTTTAAAGTAAGTTTTCCCATCCCCCCTCTTAACCACTTCCACCCGCACCTTGGTAATCCCGTTTTTCAGGAAACCAAGCTTACTGGCAGCAGCTTGAGAAAGATCAACAATTCGTCCCCTGATATAAGGTCCTCTGTTTATGCATCGAACCATCACCTCCCTACCGTTGGATAGGTTGGTGATCTTAGCAATTGTTCCAAACGGTAGAGTTTTATGTGCAAATGTATATGAATCATCCCTTAGACGGATTCCACTTGCCGTATGCGTCCCTCCGTTCGTTCTAATTGAGTAATAGGATGCAATTCCGTATTCTTGGGAGAACCCAAGGTTAATTGTCAGTAGTAGTATTAGTAATGTTTTCATAATTTCATCGTATTATATTTTTTAACGGTGTTCAACTATCTCAAGAATGTCTAAAATTCTACTATCACACCCATTGTGAGAAGAGAAGTGTGACTGGTGGAAGTGACCACACCGATGCTTCTTAGCCCCACAAAGTTCTATTAGCTTTGCAATATCCTCCCGTTCCTTCACACATTCTTCCCAAAGTGTGGGGTCTTTCTCACACCATCCAGCGATCCCTTGCTTCGAAAAATCCCCGATCCAATTTGGTGCTGTGTGAGTTATCAAAACATCAACCTTATCAACCAATTCTGGCTTTAGAATAAATGCTTCATCCTCCCACCATGACATATTGGGAACACGAATAAGACGATCAATGCTTACCGCACCTCCAACAAATAGGAATTTCTCCCCGTTGAATTCTCTGTAAGTGTAATCAGGTAATAGCTCAAAATTGGAAAGATTGACATTACCTTGAAAATACTCACGGTGATCATGATTCCCTGCTATGCCTTTAAATTGAATATTACGCTTTTTGAAGCGGTTATTCACAAATTCAATCTCCTTGTGTTGTTTATCAGGAGACTTGAACCCTATACCAATATCGCCACAGTGTAGAAGAACACAATCCTCCAATTGTAAGTATTCCAGCTTACGGAAAAGTGCATCCCACTCTCCGTGGGAATCGCCGCACAAAACTACGTTAGTATCAGACATGCTGCAATTGTATTCTAGTTTTTAACAGGCGTGAACCCCAATTCCTTGGCTTTAGCCTTGGAAAGTGTCCGATACCATCCCCCCTCATTGACACAGAAAACACCCGCATTGCCCGTTATTTCACAGGTCTTCGATGCTTGGTATTCCGCCAAACGAATCATACCTTGGATGATGTCATCCCCCCCACTGGTGTATATATAAAGGCTAAACTTCTGTTTGATTTGTTCTATCGTGACTGATTTGGGAAATCGTGTTCTCTCATATTTTCTAAAATTGAACCGCATTTTATAAAGTATCTTTTGGATTCTTTTTTCCCATTTCCACCAAGAGGTTGCTTCAATCTTTTGTCGCATCTCAGGACGAATGATTTGTGGTTTATCGCTTGGATATAGCCGTTGTGTTGGATTGAGAACCTTACTAACAAATTTTGCTGCTTCCCAAGTCTTATCATTCCACCAGAATTTAAAACGCTTCCCCCAAGTGTCTTCCAGATAATGGATTTCCGTTTTGGAATACTGATTGATCGCTCCAAAGAGATTACGAATGATTTTTTCCCATCCCTTGGGAACATGTGATATGCTCATTGAGCCTTCTCCCCATTCAACCCAACTGTAATCAAGTGATAAGTCTTGGATGAATTTTGAGGATTGTTCAAAGTCTTTTTTCAATTGTTCTATTGTCATATTATTTCAATTTCAAGCTATTTTTAATATTCTCCACGTGTCGATCAATCACATGATCGGGTGTTCCATGAGAGTTGATACCGTTGTGGCGTTTCTCCACCACCAGCGAGAACACCATGATACCACGCTTTTCCGCTTCGTCAATGTAAAATTGAAAATCTTTTTCTTTCGTGTTCGTGTTAGCTACCACAATAGTATCAAAGTCTGGATTATCCAGAGCATATAGAAATTTTTCTCGACATTGTTCATGAGCAATTGATAGATGATCGGGATTGAAATTGTATTTTCCCAATTCATCGTAGAAATAATCATCAGCAGTGCAGATCGAAACTTCGCCACCGAAAAGCCTTGCTACAGAACTTTTACCACATCCAGAGCTTCCACGAAGGATCACCACATCTGGTTTTCTATTTTCAACATTGCATTCCATATCTTTAAATTCTTGTATTAATTGTTCTTCACTAATGGATCAATGAAGGGATTCTTTCGCCTTCATTCGTCGGAAGATGTATTTGTCGATTGCTTTTGGAAGAATTCGAGCGATGAGATGATACTTTGATCAACCGCACCATAAGCAGAATACGATCCATCTTCAAAGATATAGATTTGAGCGTTCACCACTTTACCAGCATTACGATGGGTTCGATTATAAGAAGAAGCCGAACAAGACGCTTCATCCAACGGCGGGGAAACCTTGGGATTGATTTCGGGAGTGCCATCCGCCGTGAATGAGCTTTGACGTTGTGTATTAATTTCTTTTTTCATATATTTTTATTGTATTTTAGTTTTTAAGAATGAAATCCATTATCTCAATTTCAAAGTCTTTTCTGGTCAAAACATTTCCCTCTCGCAAGTAGATAAAAGATTCTGGATATTCAGCATCCAACTCTGCCCACACCTCAATTACATTGTCATCCTTCATCAAGAAGGTGTATCCCCCAATCACCGCTTCGTATTTCTCACTCATCACAGTCTATTAATTATTTTTTTCATTATTTGTCTAAAACGATATGTCGCCTTGTTGTTCGGCATGTTCTTCCAGTGCGCGATCAATTCTGCAAACCACTCGGAATGGTTGGTTGCAGAGTAATCAGTGGGTAGTCCCAACTTTTTTTCGATCATTTTCCGGTATTTTTCATTTTCAGCACCCTCCAGATTTTCCCGTTTTCTCTGTTTAATGGATCGAAAGAATCCATCCAACATTTTCTTATATTCTTCCTGAAGATATTTTCAACTTGCTTGGAAACACGATTTTCTAGAAAATGAGCGTATTCGTGGGTATAAATTTTGTATTTATCGGAACTCATTTGATCAATGTAAATGAGACGATCTCTATATACACCAGCCGGATCATCTCCACTTCCCGTAATATTCACCCCCTTGGTATGGGGATTTTCGCTTGTATTGGTTATAATAAATTTTGGTTTTCTATTGGGGATAATATCTCGATAATTATTTCCCAACGCTTTGATGATATTTTTAACCACTTGTCCGGTTACAGTTCCTTCTGAAAAGTCTAAGGTAACATATTGATCGGTGTAAACTTTAATACCCGAAATATTCAGTATTAAGGTTGGTTTATCAATTTTAGTCCTATACCACGTATTTTTAAGCTGCTTTTCTTTCTCCTTTAATTTATTATCTTTCCATGTTTGGATACTCTCAGGTTCAACCCCAAGCTTTTCCATTTTACGGACTTTCTTATCATCTTCAGGTTCCAGATTATTCTTATCATATTCCACCCAATCTTGATAGGTGGACGATCCTTCCAATTCCTTCTTACGAAGAGGATTGCGATCACGCCTTTCAAAGAATGTTGAAAACGATTCCATTACCCTCTGATCGTTTGACCAAGCGTGGAAATGTTAGCAATCCCATTGTTTATGAGAATTTGTTCATAACCAAACGATTCATCCCCAAGCGCAACAATACCAAATCCAGCATTCCAATTCATAGCGACCCCATACGCAGCGTCAAGTGAACAAAGGCACCCCGATTCTATACCTACGATCTGTTTCTCCCCGCGATTACCGATTGCTGGGATACGCTTTAATGTTTGCCCGATCCTGTGGGTGTGTCCATGCATGATGCTTGTTCCCCATTTGTCAATCTCACCTCTGGCAGATGCACCACCTACGCCCCTAACCGTGGTTCCGTGGGTCACTATCAATCCATTCAGATCAACATAATCCACATGCTCCACATGCTCCTGATATTCACCCATGAACACGTTCTGGTAACTCAACTTATCCGTGATGTCAGGCAATGATGCAAGCTCTCCCAAACGCTCCGATAGATAACGTCTCCACCTACCGTCAATGGATTGACCACTATGGTTGGATACGGTTTCATAAATCTTAGCACCTCCTGAAATCGCGATCAAATTATCCAAAAATTCGTGGTAAGCAACCCGCTCATCCTGAAGACTCCACTGTTTCTTGATGTCCTTGGGATACCTAGAAATTGCGAGCATATCCATTGTATCACCATTTAGAACGATGGTCTTGGGTTTCAGTTCCTCAATGGTATATAGGAAAATATTAATAGCTGCTTCATCATGACAACCAAAATGGAAGTCCGATCCAACCACAGCATATTCATTTAGATTTGAAGTAGTTGCTGTATAGCTACTATTAACTTGAATCGGGGCAAGCTGTGAAAGGAACTCCATAATCTCCTCTTCAGATTTCTTGGGTTTCTTGGGTTTATCCCTTTGGAGGTTTTCATTCACATAACCCTGCTTATATTCATCATAAGGGGTGGTTACTTCTTCATCATCTCCCTCTTCAGCGAAATGTTTTTGTAGCCAACCCTGCGCCGTGCTTTTGGGGACACCATAAGTATCATAAATCTTTGAGAAAGTCCATCCTTTCATCACTCTTGCTTCGATCACACTTTGTTTTATTTCCATAATTTTTGTTCAGTCCTTATTATTTAGTATAATATTTCTCTTTATAGTGGTTCACCGTCTCTCTCAAAGCTTCGGAATGATCCCGCAATTCAAATTGCCTACGATAATTGAGGCTATCAATCGCATATCGGAAATCATGTCCCTTTCTATCTTCCACGTATTCAATATCAGCTACCTTACCAAGAATTTCGGAAATGTCAACAATCATTTCCAGATTTGTCTTTTCCACCTTTGATCCAATATTGTAACGATAACCAGCCCTACCCCCCTCTGTGATTTCCAGAATAGATTTATTGTGATCGTCCACATGAATCCATTCGCGGATGTTCTCTCCCGTGCCATAGACCGGAATCTTGTTGCCCTGAACCATGTTCCGAATCACCGTGGGAATGAACTTCTCATCCGCTTGATGCTTTCCAAAATTGTTACAACAATGGGTCGTTAGAATATCCAAACCATACGTTGTAACATAAGAATTGGCGATCAGATCGGCAGATGCCTTGGATGCTGCATATGGGCTACGGGGATCAAACTTACAAGTCTCGATAAAAGGTGCTTCATACTTTTCCAGATGACCATATACCTCATCAGTGGAAATATTAATGACTCTGGCTTGTGGTTGATGTTGTCTTACCCATTCTAACAAAGATACCATGCCCATCACGTTATTCTCGATGAAAGGGGCTGGACCACTAATACTGCGATCTACATGAGATTCTGCTGCGAAGTGGAAGATGTAATCAAATTTACCCCATCTAATATCAAAATCTCTTAAATCCATTATATTAAGTTGATAATAATTTCCGTTTTCGGTTTCCCAATAACCACCAGATACCATATTATCAGGTTGTTTGATAGGAATTATATCACCCGTCCTAGAACCAATTCCAAGTTTATCAATATTAAAAATTGATACATTAGTAAAATGTTTATTAATGTATTCAATAAAATTACTACCTATGAAACCACATCCACCAGTGCAAAGAATCGTTTTGTTTGATAAATTAACCATAATATTCCTTACTTTACCCTTGAATATTAGGAAGTCAAGATAAATATCTCCATGGATTATGACGATGATGAAGAATTGGATAATGAAGTGAACGATATTATTTTCCAGATCAAGAACCAATCG